AATCTTTTTTGGTTTAAGTATATTTGCTGTTTTATCCTTTGAATCTTCATTGGTATATTTCATGTTAAACATTGCATCGTCTGGGCTGTCATGGTCATTTGCTTCGTACATATCTCCCATTATAAACATTGCAGACTTTCGCTGTTTTTTTACCCTGTTTATTGCATCAAAATAAAAGTCTTCTATACATTCATGGCTTGCATAATGCACATCACCAATAAAAGGAATTTCAAAAGGTTTATTTTTCACTTTAAATTTGTTATAGGTAACTTCAACATCATTAAAGCATCTTGGAGTTGGTGTTAAATCCAATCCATCATTTAATTTTGTTGCTATTTGAAGAGCCAAAAACAATCACTCCTATAAATGTTCTGTTATATCAGTACAAAATCAATGTAAATACGGGGTTTCTGTTATCCTGGATTTAATCGGCAAGACAGACCTCCAAGCCATTCGCCAACTCCATGCAAACCATACCATCATAAACACCCGCCCGGAAATCCCGTAAAATAAAAGACAAAGCCAACCGCCCCGCCGGGCAGCCCGGCCGGCCATGAAGGCGTATGCAGTGCCTGCCACGGCACGGGGTCACCATTATGTAGGTGTTGTTCCGTACTTCATTTTCAAATCTGCTGAAACGACTTAAACTATCTGAAATAAAAACCGCCTCCCATGTATTAGTCAACCCATCACGCACGAATGCGTACCCACCCGATCCAACTAAAAAAATAAGAAATTAAAGTGTAATATCTCCAGGACTTTTAAAGAACTTCCCTAAAAACGTGTTCATAAAATTAACATTCACATTACTAATCTCCACCGTATCCTCACCCGGACTACGTGGATTCTTTGTCGTACCCGTAATACGGGCTGTCACCAAATCATCATGCCCCGGCAAACGTATGGATACCGTGTCCCCTACGTTGAAGTAGGTCGGTGTTTCACCCATCAACTTCTTTAAATCCACTACGTTAGCGGTTATTTCTATCGAGGGTTTAAGCACCTCTTTAAGTGCATCCACACATTCCCAGTACATATTATAAGCATTTGTTTCATCACTATCAAAGACGTGGATACGGGGGTAATCGTTGCGGTACTGGATATTAATGTTGTCCCAGAGGCCGGCGCAGTTCACATTCGCACCAAAACCAACAATCAATCCACTATTAGCGGTGTATTGGTATCCTAATTTTAAAACCCCGTTAACTGCAACGTTGATATAATGCCCGTCATCCCAGATTGTGAAATCATACGTGGTGGATGTTCCGAGTTTTCCACCAATCCAGCTACTATAATCAAGAATTGTGATATTACCATTTACAACTTCAACCAATCTTAAACGTTGAAAACCACTGTCTGTATCATAGGCCGTGTCCACCTTCACGTAGTTATTAGCATCTGTATATCGGACAACCCATAGAAGAGCGTAAGGAGTTAGTGAGCCGCTGCCCTGATTGGTTAGTTTGAACTTGAAATCAACCCGGTAAGGATGCTCTGAAAGGGTTTGTTTCATAATGTTTGTGATTGCGTTTGAACCGTTCCCGGTGTGTTTAATACTATATGTGCCACTTAATGGGCTTCCTGATTCCATTGCAGGGGTGCCGGTTCCAACAGTCCAATCAACATATGGGGCTGTTCTTCCAGTGTATTTATTATCTTCAAAATCATCATAATAATCCTCCCGGACTGCATTTGCCCGGCGGTTTATCCGCTGGTAATTCGCAACTAATTCAGATTGGTTGTTACATTCCACATATTTCTGACCGGCAAGTTTGGTGTATGGGGCCGTTTTAAGGGTTGGATATGGATCTCCATTTTCGTCAAGTGCACTATATTGTATTTGATATCCTGCTGTGACAAATATGTTCTCAAACTCTTTATGGGACTTGTGAAATGTACTATCTGCATTATCTGACTGTCCACCTGGCCCGGCGGCTATACGTACATCGGCCTCTGATATATTAAGGGTTATATCCAATGTATTATATCCCAGTTCAATAGGGGTGTTAATCGTCTTCCCTATCTGTGGGACGAAGTCGATGTATCGTTCTATTTTATTATTGTCGTCGAGTTCGTACCGGAACTGGAACTCCCCGGACACATTTTTCATTATCTCCTGTAACATGGCCATTGGTGTATATACGCCTTGGGTGGTTGTTTCTGTTGATGGGCCGGTTAAAGTTCCGGCGGTGAAGAGGTTGCTGATATATGTGTTTATGAAGCTGCTGTTCACCACCCATGAAAAGGCACTGCTCCGGTTTAATTGGAATTGGCTTAACTCCCCGGCCACTTCCTCCGCAGTCATGGTGACAATCAGATTCTTAAAATCGTACTCCTTATCATCTATTAGGACGTATAGGCATGGTTCGCCGTCACTGTTGGATGGCTGCCAGATTTTATTTCCGGCTGTGAGAAGTTGGTCATATTTGGATAGATCCTGATTATTATCATCAACCAAAGGATGGGTTATCCTGATTGTTCGAAGGGCGTATAGTTCATTGGTTTCCTCTATATCCACATATCGGGGGTGTAATGAACCTAAACGGTTTTCTTCCTGGTCCAACACCACGACGGTTAATTCAGTTTCGTACATCTTACGTTCCCTCTGTATAGCTGACACCCGTCACTATTCCACCGGTGGATGATATGTCATAATCCTCGAAAATGTTAAACCAGACGCTGTTTATATTAACGCTGCTGGTATAGTCGGTTTCGTTTTGGTCGGTTACCGTCCTGTTTTCACAGTCAACCGTCACCACATCCCCACTTGTGAATTGGTGGTTTATTGTTACTGTTTGGTCGGTTATGGCGTCGGTTAGGACTATACTAGCCGAACCGTCTGCCAGTACAGTTATCACTGGACGGACTTTAATTATACCATTATTCGCGCCTATACCTCCGGTTTCGGTTGGTTCAAGGTTCATAGCCACACCGATTGGGGCGGTTAGGTTTGCAGTGCATTCTAAAAGAGCATAGTTATGTTCTACATCAATCTGGTCGGTCATGATATAGTGGTAAACACGTTCCGGGTCGAAGTCAAAGATCATCTCATTCGTTATGGGCCGGTTGTTAGCGTCCCGCTGGTTGGCCATCCACTGACTGATTAGGGCAAGTTTTTCTTTGGCTTCCTGAATGGTGTCGCCCCACACCTTAAATTCTATGCTGTATTCAAGTGCTCCAAGTGTTTGGCTGGTTGGCAGTACCCCATCAAGTCCAGGTAGGTCGAGGGTTTCCATGTCACGTGTTGGTCCTTCTGGTATGTCTGCTTTGGTTAAGTATAGGCCGTAGTTTCGGCTGTGCACCCCATTTATGGTTAGTCCCATTGCGCCGTGTGTTTCGTCGTCCTGCCATTCCAGGGTGAGGGTTATGTTTTTATATTCAGGGGTGATTTCTGATAGGGTTATATTCGTGAATTTTAGGATTAATGTGAGGGTTTGTCCATATATATCCTCATTTGTTAGTCCCCATAGGTCGTCGGTGTCACCTAATACTATTTGTGCATCATCATCTGTCCAGTTCTTTGTCTTAACCTCACTTTCAGCACCCAAACTATTCACGATTTGGGCTTCGATACCACTTCCAGCCCGGCCGTCTATATCAATATTCAAAGTCAAACCCTTAATGTAGGGGTATGCGCCGTCCTGTTCCGGCACCGGGTCAAAGGTGTAACTATATTCAGCGCTCACTCCGGCACTGGGAAGGGTTAATACAGAATAAGAAGCGTTCTCTAATAGTGCGTCTGGGTCTGCCAGTAGGTTTCCCCTTTCGCTGTATGTTTTATCATTTCCTTTTTTGATGGTGAATCCGGCCCATTCATCGGTTCCCTGGGTGGATACTGCTTGGTATTGCCCGTATAATCGGATGGTTAATGGTTCGGCGTTGTCGTACTGGAAAGTTATACCAACCCTTTGAAAAGCATTTTGGCTGGTTACACGTTCCCCTTTGGTTTCATCTCCATTTATTACTGATATTTTATTATTGCTTATGCCGGGGTAAATTCCAGATATACCGGCGTCTACTACTTTGTTATATGCTCCGATGGCGTACCATTCACCGTCTTCCAGGTGGGTTAAGGTTGTTTCATCATTTATTAGTGCATCACATTTTACAATATTTACGGGTTCTGTTTCAACAACTTCTATGCTTTTATTAATTGTTGTCCCAAGTTCCTGTTCGGTTATATCCATTGATTGGGTGCCTAAACTTGTGGCCTGGCAGGTGATTGTGATCTCTGAATGAAAATCACTTAGTTTAGTATACCAAACGTCATCTATTATGGTGTCCATATCATAATCATATTCATAATTAATTAACGTCAAATTACTGGGCAATTCAATTGGGATAAGTATTGGTTCCCCATATCCTATCTCATTGGTGGAATCAATTACTATGTTAAATGAAAATATGTCATCAATTTTAATAATCGGAGGTAAAGAACTGGTTAAACTATAAGTTGGATTTGTGTATTCCACATTTAAACCCATTACAAAGGTAAAGGCATCGTGGCTGTTGTCATCAATGTTATGGACATCGTGTTTAAACAGTATTTCATTATTATTGAACAATGCAGGGATAAGATTGGTTGGCATTCCATCCTCGTCTTTTATATCGCCCCAAAGATTAGTAGAACTACCATAGGTCTGGTATCGGAGTAGTTGGTCGCTTCGTGATTGGTTTTGCGCCATGTTTTTCAGGTCATAACTACCACTGACTTCTAATCTCACCACGTTATCCCTTAGTTTCACACCGGCCCGGAGTATCCTGGCAGTTACACCATCCACACGTGAATTGATTGGGATGTCAAAGCCATATTCACCGGCCATTATCCGGTCGCTGTAACCATACGGGGCTACATTATTAACAGTATCTGCCTTGGCTTTCCCGCTTATACTGCCTCCTTCGGCGGCTCCAGCCCATGGGGCTTGTCCTTCCACATTATCGGTATTCTGCCAGACTGGTGTCCTGGTGTTTTGTGTATAAACATTGTTAGGATATTTCCATCCTGTACTTGCCATCTTCTATCACCAGCTTGGTACTATTCGCAGCCTTTTAAGGCTATGGCCATCTATCACAGCGGCGTTTTGGATTGTTAGGGTGGCATTGGTGCCAGTGAACGGGTCTGTATTGGTTAATGCAGATATGGTTAGGGGGATTATGTTATCCTCCAAACTCCACATGGTAGGGTTTATTATTATTGGATCTGTCATCTTGTTATTTCTCCAAAAGTTTTATTAATTAGTAACATTCAGAATATTAAGCATGAAAAAAGAAGTTTTAATAATAGGGATTGTGGGGATTTTAATTTTAGTTGTAGCAATATCGGGATGCACTTCAACTTCAACAAACAAATATGATGATAAATATTTATCTTTTAACTATCCTTCAGGTTGGAATGTTACTATGAGTAATTCATCAAGTGTGGGGGAAACTATTGAAGGGAGAAATCCAGATTCAAGTACTCCTAAACTGTATTTTATGATTAAAATAAATCCAGTAGAAGCTGGAAGCTCTTCATCAGATTATCCTGCTAGTTTAGATGATTGGGTAACGGGGTCTTATGAACAACTGGGAACACCAGATAATAAAGGTAATACCACGATAGATGGAAATAAAGCGGTTTATATGGAGTATTTAGACTCCACTTCAGGGTTACCTTCGAAGATTTATTATACTGTTAAGGGTAATATGACCTACAGCTGGTATTTTTACACTGATAATATAATGGATAGTGAAATTGACAGCATAATAAATTCAACTAAACTAAAATAAGGGCTTAACCTAAAGCTCTTTGAACATCTCCTTTGTTTGTCTGGAATCCTTTAAGGATTTCTTTAACTATTTTTTTATCCTTAATAACATTCATTAACCAGGATTTAAGCTCCTTCTCATTCACATCTTTAGGAACATTCTTTAAATCAACATTAAAGTTTACAGTATGCTCTGTTTTATTACCTGAATAATTCTTAGGAGCTGGACCACTGGCAGGGTAATTAAAGAAACTTCCACGATTAACCATACCAACAGCATCCATCTTCTTACCATTAATCACACTCCACACGTGGCCTATACCATCCCACGTTCCACTACCGAACCCGGTAGATAAACCAAAAGCACCTGCTATGGCATTTAAAAGTTCACTCATATCCACACAATTTCCACCCCTATCAGCAACAACTTGGGCATCGCTTTTATGTCCATCGAAGTAATATTCATAATGAAAATTACTAAATAACCTGGTAGCATAATTTAAAAACGAACCAAATGGATCATTAGGGTCAAAACCAGACATCTTTGTAATGGCACTAATTATTTTAGGAGGCCAAATTTTAGGAGCTGCACTGAATGAATCAAGTAAACTACCACCCGCAGCATTTCCACAGTTACAAGTATCCCCTGTGTAATCCATAATTTCCTTAAATAAGTTTCTTATCTTATTCGGATCATTTGTTGGAAGTGATCCAGCGGCGGCGTAATGTAAATTAGATCTTGAAATACCCCTAGCAGCAGTCGGCCCGCCCGCAGCGACAGTAGCACTGCTTAAACCCCCTTTTATTGCAGTTGCGGCGGACATTCCTATAACGGCACGTAAACTATTAATCCATCCAAGTATTGTACTTATAGGCCCCCAAACAGCAGATTTTACTGCATTCCATGCTTCACCGGCCGGACCAGATATTGCCTGGAAGCCCTTTATCACGCCATCTTTAATTTGGTCAACAATATTAATCACGTGGCTTTTAAGCACGTCTACAATATAATTCACACCATTTTTAAGCGTGGTCCATATACGTATTGCAGTGCCTTTTATGGTGTCCCATATCTTTTGTAAGGTGGTTTTTACACCATTTATAATCCTTATAATACTGTCATGGAGGCCGTCCACTATTTTGGTTATTGATTTGCTTATCGTGGTCCATAATTTTTTTGCGGTGTCCCCTATTTTATCCCATGCTTTAGCGAGGGATTTTTGTATATCTCCTATAATTTTTCCGATAGATTTCTGTAAATCTCCAAATGCTTTGGTTATTCCTGATAGGTCTGGTAAATATCCTTCAAAAGCACCTTTAAAATCACCGGCTAAAAGGGCTGGAAGCCCCCGTTTACCTGTGGTTGGTTGAGAACCATCGGCAGCGGCGGCTGGTTTGGGGAATAAGAAACTTAAAGGGTCATCACCAAGTCCAAGGTTTCCCCATCCACCTTTACCACTATATTTATCTTTATTCGCTGTAACCTGT